AGGAATCGGCGGTCGTTTCGTTTGTGTTCCCCAGACCAACGGCCCGATGCGTCCGACTGTGGCGCCGCGTTACGTGCCTGTCGCTACCTACGCGCCTGAGTATCAGGAGCTTGGGTACGGTGGTGCGTACATGTACGACCCGCGTCTGGTTGGCGGCACGTCCACCTACGAGAACATTGGTCAGAACATGAACCAAGTGTTCCAAGAGGAGCTTGGGCGTAACATCCAAGCGCCGGGTCTGGAGTATTACGGCGAGCAACTGCTGTACGGACGTCCGATCCAGAACATCCAGCAGGAGGTTGGCAACTCTCCCGAGGCTCAAGGTTTGGTGATGCCACCACCCGCGCCGCCGCCACCACCGGCGGGCATTGGGACGCTGAGAGCGCAACAGTTCGTGAGTAAGATGAACGCCAGATGACAACTGATCTGAGTATCGTACCGGAGGAGGTCCTCAAAGAGGCTCTCCTCCTCATGGAAAGCAAGGCTAAGTTCGACCTGCAGGAAGCTGCACAGAAGAACTTCATGCCGTTCGTTCACCATGTGTACGACGGGTTTATTGAGGGTTCACACCATAGGCAGTTCGCTGAGCGATTGGAGAGAGTTGCGAGCGGGGAGCTTAAGCGGCTGATAATCAACGTCCCGCCAAGACATACCAAGTCAGAATTTGCGTCTTACTTGCTTCCCGCTTGGTTCCTCGGTCGCAATCCAAAACTCAAAATCATCGAAGCTACTCACAACACGGACCTTGCCACGCGATTTGGTCGTAAGGTGCGTGACCTTATCGACGACCCAGAGTATCGGCGCATCTTTCCAGAGACAAAACTACGTGAGGATAACAAGAGTTCCGGCAGCTGGGGTACTACAGCGGGAGGGGAATACTTTGCTTGCATAACCCCAGACACTCGCGTCATGACGAGTTTTGGTCCTATAGAAGCTGGACTCGTCAAGGTTGGGGATAAGCTGAAGAATGCCTCTGGTGAGGTTGAGGTATTAGAAGTTTATCATTCAACGCACGATGCGACGATCCATATCGGAGATCTGAAGTGTTCTGCTAACCATCCCGTATGGACGGTAAACAGGGGGTGGGTCGAAGGCGCTGATATATGCCTAAATGACATCTTGTGTGTGGTGAGTATTTTTGATAGCTTGAAGGTCTTCATTGGGAGGATCATTCATGGCTTTATGGAACACGCCAATGTACCGCCGCTGGTACAACATCAAGTCTCGTTGCGAGAACCCGAAAAACGAAAAATATTGCTTGTACGGCGAGCGAGGGATTTATGTGTGCGAGCGTTGGCAGGATTTTCACGCATTTTTAGCGGATATGGGGGAGCCACCGTCGCCTATGCACACGGTGGATCGGATAGACAACGATGGTCCGTACAGCCCGGAGAATTGTCGCTGGGCGACACCTCGCGATCAGAGCAACAACAGGCGCACGAATGTGCATATCGAGGGCAAGACGATAGCGGAGAACGCTCGCGATTTGGGCGTTACGCCGGAGACGATACGGTATCGATTGGCGCACGGTCAGGAGCCTCTGAGTCCAGAGAAAAAGCGCAAAGCCCACTACAAGAAGACGGTCCTCCAGATGACATCGGACGGCTCCGTCGTTTCGCGTTACAATTCTTTGGCGGAGGCAGGAGCCGCAATAAACCCCGACAAGCCACAAAGTGGTTTGAAAAGCGTCTGGAGGGTTTGTACTGGCGATCGCAAAAGCTACAAGGGCTTTTGCTGGGCGTTCGAAGAGCCGGACCAGTAACCGTAGAGACGCATGCACCTCGTCATTTTGTGAATTACTTGGTCAGCGGGGATCACACATTCTTCGCTGACGGTGTTCTGACACACAACTGCGGCGTCGGCGCTGCTATGACAGGTCGAGGCGCCGACCTATTGGTGATTGACGACCCGCATTCTGAACAAGATGCGTTGTCTCCAACGGCGTTTGAACACGCTTATGAGTGGTATACGTCAGGTCCTCGGCAGCGTTTACAACCCGGAGCGGCAATTGTCGTGGTAATGACCCGATGGGGTGAGACGGATCTTACGGGACGCCTGCTTGATCGAATGGCGTCGGACCCACTTGCTGATCAATGGGAAGTTGTTGAGTTTCCGGCGATCTTGCCCAATGACAAGCCCCTCTGGCCTGAATTTTGGACAATGGAAGGGCTCTTATCTGTAAAGGCGTCTTTGCCTGCGCAGAAGTGGGAAGCCCAGTGGCAGCAAAAGCCAACGTCATCCCAGAGTTCGATCGTTAAGCGCGAGTGGTGGCAGGAGTGGGATAAAGATAAAATCCCGGATGTCGACTACATCATTCAGGCTTACGACACCGCGTTCGGCAAATCGGAAAGCGCTGACTATTCCGCCATTACTACGTGGGGCATTTTCAACGCTGAAGACGGTGGTGGGGACAACATCATACTTCTCGATGCGCGGAAGGGACGTTGGAACTTCCCAGAGTTGAAGGAAGTCGCGTTTGATGAGCACAAGTATTGGGAACCCGATCTTGTTCTTGTCGAGGCCAAGGCATCCGGTCGACCTTTGATTGACGAACTGTCCCTCAGAGGGATCACGGCCCTTCCGTTTTCTCCCGGCAAACGCAAGGGTGGTGGGGGTATCGACAAGGTGTTCCGGATGAACCTAGTCTCACCCCTATTCGAGTCGGGCAGAGTCTGGTATCCTAAGAACAAGCGTTTTGCCGAAGAGGTCATCGAGGAGATGGCTGCGTTTCCTTTCGGCGCACATGATGACTATTGTGACAGTGCGACATTGGCCTTAATGCGCTTTAGAGAAGGTCGGTTTGTTCGGTTGCAAACAGATGTTGAGGAGGAAGAGTACATTCCACCTCGTAAACGGGAGTATTACTGATGGCTCTTCCTCCGATCGTTGACAGGGGTGGAATGCAAGGTGGGCCTGATCAGGAGGCTCTCGGGGTTGAAATACTCGTAGATGAGCCGATTGATTTTGGTCAAGGTGCCGTTGTCACCGACACTGAAGACGGCGGTGCGCTTATCCAAGCCGCTGAGGAGATTTTGGCGCAGGAAGGTCCGATTGACATCCCGCACAATGCGAACTTGGCTGATTATCTTGATCCGGCGTATCTCGGCGAAATTTCGTCAGAGCTTCGCGGTGCGTATGAGGCGGATCTCGAGTCGCGCAGCGAGTGGGAAGAGACTTATGTTGAGGGTCTTGACCAACTGGGCGCTAAGCTGGAGACCAGAGACAACCCGTTTGAAGGCGCGAGCGCTGTCACCCATCCGCTTATTTCAGAGTCAGTAATCCAGTTCCAAGCGGCTGCGTACAAAGAGATACTTCCATCAGGCGGTCCTGTACGAACCATGATCGTCGGTGCCAAGACGATGGAGAAAGAGCAGCAGGCGCAGCGCGTCAAAGAGTTCATGAACTGGCAGATTCTCAACGAGATGCCGGGTTATGATCAGGATACTGACCAGCTTTTGTTTTATCTCCCGCTATCGGGATCGGTGTTCAAGAAGGTATATTTTGACGAGGCGCGGCAGAAAGCTGTGTCTAAGTTCGTCCCGGCGCAGGACATTGTTGTTCCGTACTCGGCAACTGATCTTGAGACTTCGCCGCGGATTACGCATCGCCTGCAGATGCAATCGAATGAGATTCGCAAGCTGCAAGTCGCGGGTTTTTATCGGGATGATGTCGATCTGAGTCCGTCGGCTGAGGATGATGACAAGGTTCGTGACAAGGTCGACGAAATCCAAGGCACCAAGGAAGACGAGACTTACGACGAGACCCACACCCTGTTGGAAATACACGTGGAGCTCGATCTCGAGGGTTTCGAGGACATGGGGCCGGATGGCGAGCCGACCGGTATCGCACTCCCATACATCGTGACTATCGACGATGGCTCTGGAGAGGTTCTGTCTATACGACGAAATTTCGCTGAGGGCGCCGAGCTTGCTGAGCGGAACGAATACTTTGTGCATTACCGCTTCATGCCGGGTCTTGGGTTCTACGGCTTCGGTATCCTGCATCTTATCGGAGGTCTTGGTAAAGCGGCCACGTCTATCCTTCGGCAGCTGATCGACAGCGGTACGCTGGCCAATCTGCCGGGAGGTTTCAAAGCCAAGGGCATGCGCGTTGCGCGGCACGATGAGCCGATCCAACCGGGTGAGTGGCGCGATATCGACGTTCCGGGCGGGTCCATCCGAGACAGTCTGATCCCGCTTCCGTACAAAGAGCCGTCGTCCACACTGGCCGCGCTTTTGGGTTCTCTTATCGATGCTGGTCGTCGTTTCATGTCGATGGCAGACGAGCAGATCGAGAATATGGGTCAGGAGGCTCCTGTTGGCACGACAATGGCCATCTTGGAGCGAGGCACGAAGACCTTGTCTGCGGTGCATAAGCGTCTCCATGCAGCGCAGAAGAAAGAGCTGAAGCTCCTCGCGCGTGTGTTCGCGGAGTATCTTCCACCTGAGTATCCGTACGAGGTGTACGGCGGAGAGGCGACGATCAAGGCTGAAGACTTTGACGGTCGAGTTGACGTCATCCCGGTCAGTGATCCGAACATCTTCTCTATGGCGCAGCGAGTCACACTGGCCCAAAGCCAACTGCAGCTTGCTCAGACCAACCCGCAGCTGCACAACTTGCATGCCGCTTATCGGCGTATGTACGAGGCGTTGGGTGTTGAGAACATCGAAGAGGTATTACCGCCACCCCCACAGCCGCAACCCACAGACCCGGCCGTGGAGAATGCCCGTGCGTTGGGCGGCAGTTTGCTACAGGCGTTCCCTGAGCAGAAGCATGAAATCCATATCCAAATGCACGTTGCGTTCATGAAAACGCCGCTGGTTTCGACGTCACCGCAGGTTATGGGGACATTGTACGCTCACCTACTTGAGCACGTGTCGCTGATGGCTCGTGAGCAGGTAGTGACGCAGATCGAAGGTTTGATTGCTCAACTGGAGGCGCAGGTGCAGTCTGGTCAGATTCCAATGCAGGACGCACAAATGCGCATCCAAGAGGTGCGCACCCAGATGCAGGATCCGAACGAACTTGAGCAGGCAGTGTCGATGGAAGCATTGTCGATTCAACAGAAGCTTCTGGAGGAGATGTTGCCACCACCAGCCGATCCGATGTCCGATCCTTTGGTTCAAATCCGGATGCGGGAAGTTGATCTCAAGCAGGCTGACCTTGAACGCAAGGCCGTTGCCGATCTCCGCGATATGGAGATGGAGGGCGCACGTATTGATCAGCAGGCAGCTGCAGCAGCCGCGCGGATCGAGAGTCAGGAAGATATCGCCGATGAGCGGAACAAGGTTAACAGAGAGCGTATTGACGTTCAGCGTCAGGCGATGGGCCAGCGGAGGGACAACTGATGCCTAGCATTACGATTACGTTTGGGGAGATGACCCCGATCGATCTTCTCAAGCCTATGGGTGACGACAGTGACGGCCCGAGCTGCCCGGTCGCCACACAGGATGAGGATGTTAACGAAGAAAACATGCAGGAGGCCATCGAGGAGTACGGATATCGAGACCCGGCTGATGATGGCGGTTTTCGGGCGACTGAGGTCTGTGGCAATTGCGCTTCGTATAACCAGACCGAGGATATTCTCGAGTGCATTGGCGATGAGTCTGGAGATGTTGGATATTGCCAGTCTATCAAGTTCGTTTGTTCCAAGAACATGACTTGTGACAAATGGGTGTCCGGCGATCCGATTACAGACGAGATGTTCGAGTCTGACGGGGACGTTTTTTAATGGACGCTGTAGATTTTGCCCAGTATTTATACAAGGAGTTACGTACTCGTGAACAGGATTTGGCGATGGCGCTCGCGCGTGGATCGGCAAAGTCTTACGAGGAGTATCGAACCTTGGTGGGTGAAATTCAGGGCCTCTCCTACGCAAGGTCAGAAATGAAGGCCTTGCTGGAGAAAACTGACAATGACATCGAAGAGCTCTTCTCTTCTAAAAACGATTCCTGACGGGGAGTCGACGCCGTTACAAAAAGCATATGTTGACCCGTCAGAGCGTGTTCTCGATCCCAGCCTCGTTGAAACAAGCGCGATTGACCGACTTCCGCAGCCCACGGGTTGGCGAATTTTGGTCATGCCGTATCAGGGGAAGGCAAAAACCTCAGGGGGTTTGTACATTCCAGACGAGGTTCGTGATCGCGAAGCCGTAGCCACTGTTGTCGCATACGTTTTGCGTGTCGGCCCGTTGGCGTACAAGGATCCGGATAAGTTTGGCCCGGATGCTAAACCGTGGTGTGAGCAGGGGCAGTGGGTCTGCATTGGCCGCTATGCTGGTTCGCGCTTCAAACTGGAAGACGCAGAGGTGCGCATCATCAACGACGATGAGGTGATCGCAACCATTGCTGATCCAGCAGATATCAAACACGTCTGAGGAGACGCAGAATGGCTGAAGAAGTCGAAACAGAAGAGGTCGAAATTGAAGTCGACGCTCCGGAGGAAGAGACCTCCGAAAAACCTAAGGAAGAAGCCAAAGAGGCTTCAACTGGCGAAGAGGATCTGGACAGCTACAGTAAGGGCGTTCAGGAGCGCATCAAACAGCTGACTTCGAAATACCGCAAGGAAGAGCGGGATCGAGAAGAAGCGGTTCGTATGGCCCAGCAGCTTCTTGAAGAAAATAAGAAGCTAAAAGGTCGAGTTACGGAACTTGACAAGAGTAGTGTTGAAAACTTCGGGCAGCGCATTCAAAGCCTGAAAAGCCAGTGGTCAGCGGAGTACAAGCGGGCCTACGAGTCTGGTGACAGTGATGCACTGCTGAAGGCGCAGGAAGCGCTCAATAAGCTATCTGCAGATGAGCAGCGTTACGTTGCTGCAAAGGCGCGTGTGTCACGTCCTCAGCCGCAGAAACAAACGCAAGCGCAACCTGCGCAACAACAGCAACCGCAACAACCTAAGCCTGACCCAAAAGCCAAGGATTGGGCTGAGAAGAACAAGTGGTTTGGGGAAGACCCGATCCTGACGTCTGCGGCCTTCGGAGTACATGCAATGCTTGTCGAGCAAGAGGGATTTGACCCAAACAGCGATGAGTATTACAATGAGCTTGATCGTCGACTTCAAAGTGAGTTTCCTCACAAGTTTAAGAAGGCGAAATCGGGCGCAGGAGCTGCCGTCGCCCCGGCATCTTCTTCGGCATCCCGCAGCACTAGCAAGGGGCGCAGAACGGTGAAATTGTCACCCTCTCAGATCGCGATCGCGAAAAAGCTGGGTGTGCCTTTGGAAGAGTACGCCAAGTACGTGAAGGAGTGATTGAGATGACTGATAAACGAACGCCGCGGAATGCTCAGACGCGAGAGACAGAAACGCGTAAAAAATCTTGGGTTCCACCTAACCATCTCGCGGCACCGCCCGCACCGGAAGGTTATGTCCATCGTTGGATTCGCATTGCGATGCGTGGTGAGGATGACAAGATCAACGTACACGCCAAGCTGCGTGAGGGCTGGGAGCCGGTTCGCTCGGAAGAGTACCCGGATTTTGCAGCGCCTACCGTGGAAGATGGTAAGTACGCAGGGGTAATCGGACAAGGTGGGCTCATCTTGTGTCGTATGCCGATTGAGACAGCAAAAGAAAGATCCGAGTATTACGGGCTCCGGACCCGCGAGCAAATGACCGCTGTCGATCAAGATCTCATGAAGGAGCAACATCCTTCGATGCCGATTCATAACGATCGGCGAAGTCGTGTATCATTCGGCGGAAATCGTTCCTCCGAATAACCTTAAGGAGCTGAAGGATGGCCAACATCAATGGCGCATTCGGCCTTCGTCCCATCGGTAAGGTGGGTCAGAATGTCAACAGCACCGGCATGACCGAGTATCGTATTGCAGCTGCCAATACCAACGCAATTTATCAGGGCTCCCCAGTGATCCCGCTCGCCGCAGGTGTCATTGACATCGTCGGTGCGGCGGCTGGTGGCACTGTGGGTTTGCTTGGAGCTTTTGCTGGCTGCGAATATGTTTCCTCGACTACCGGTGAAAAAGTCTGGTCGAACTACTGGCCGGGTTCTGGTGCGGACTCGAACTACCCTGTTAAGGCGTTCGTGTACGACGACCCAATGCAGCTGTTTGTCATCGCAACGTCCAACGTCGTTGCTGGTGCAGACACTGAAGCCGAGGTCCGTGCAGCGGTGTTCGCGAACGCGAATTTTGCTACCGGCGCTTCCGGCACTGCAGCCACAGGTATGTCGTCCGCGACACTCGACCTGAACACAATCGCCACCACTAACACTCTGAACCTGCGTATCATGGGCGTCGTTGACGATCCTGAAAACTCGGACTTCAGCAGCGCTGGTGTGGGTATCATCGTTCGTCTGAACAACCACTTCAATTCCGCCAATGGCGCGATTGCTGGTGGCACTGTTTCGACGACTGGCGTGTAAGGGGGTCTGAGTTATGGCTATTTCTCGCGCACAATTAGCGAAAGAGCTGGAACCGGGCCTCAACGCCCTGTTCGGCATGGAATATGGTCGCTACGAGAACCAGCATTCCGAGATCTACACCACTGAATCCTCGGACCGCGCGTTCGAAGAAGAAGTGATGCTCTCGGGCTTTGGTTCGGCTCCGACGAAGTCGGAAGGCTCGGCGATCTCCTTCGACGAAGCAGGTGAAGCATACACTGCTCGTTACAACCACGAGACTGTTGCTCTCGCGTTTTCTCTGACCGAGGAAGCCGTGGAAGACAATCTCTACGACCGTTTGGCCAGCCGCTACACCCGCGCTCTCGCGCGTTCGATGGCGCATACCAAGCAGGTCAAGGCGGCGTCCATCATGAACAACGCGTTCACTGGTGGCACGTTTGCTGGCGGTGACGGCAAGGCGCTGTGTGCAACTGACCACCCGCTGACAAACGGTTCTACGTTCTCGAACGAGCCGAGCACAGCTGCTGACCTCAACGAAACATCGTTGGAAGACGCTCTGATCTCGATCGCTGGTTTCGTGGACGAGCGTGGGCTGAAGATCGCACTTCGCGGTACGAAGCTCCTGATCCCGCGTCAGCTGCAGTTCGTCGCCGAGCGTCTGATGGTCTCCAACCTCCGTGTTGGCACCGCAGACAACGACGTGAACGCTCTCCGTTCGATGGGCATGCTGCCTGAAGGGTACGCAGTGAATGACTTCTTCACTGACCCTGACGCATGGTTCATTAAGACGGACGCGCCTCGTGGATTCCTCCACTTTGAACGTGTTGGTCTTTCGACTGGCATGGAAGGAGATTTTGACACGGGCAACATGCGTTATAAAGCACGGGAGAGATATTCTTTCGGCTTCAGCGACCCACGTTGCGTGTTTGGTTCTCCGGGCGCCGCGTAAAACCCTTATAAACAAGGGATTTTAAAAACACAAGCCTCCGTTTCGACGGGGGCTTGTTTTATTTTACATATGATATTAAATTTCCTGTATCGAAACAGGAGGTTTTATGGTCGATTACCCAAAGAGCCGTGCGGAAGCTAGAGCCACAGGCGCTAAGTATTATTTTACGGGAAAGGCCTGTAAGCGGGGGCATATTGATCTGCGATTGACTAAAGGTGAATGCGTTTCTTGCAAAAAAGAGGACGCCCCTAGGCATGCTGCAGCGAGGCGAAAAAAGCCTAAGTCAGATGCGGCTAAGGCTGCTGGTAGAAGGTATTACGAAAAGAACAAAGAGGCTGTGAAAGCCAAGGCCCATGGGCGTAGGGATGAGGACAAGCGCCTATATCGACAGAGATGGAAATTTAAAAACCCAGATATTGTTCGGGCTCATATAGAGCAGAAGAGGGCTAGGCTTCGGAGAGCTACGCCTAAAAATCTTGGCAAAGAACATCGTCGTCAAACAAGGGCGTTTTTTATTAAGGCTCGTGAAATGACGCGTGAGTTGGGAGTGACATATTCTGTAGATCACATGATACCTTTGGTGGGCGACACTGTTTGCGGGCTGCACGTTCCTTGGAACCTGCAGATTATTTCTTTGATCGATAACTGTCGAAAAAGCACAAGTTGGTCTGACTAACAGCACCCTTTCTTTTTTACCTGATCTCCTGTAGTTTTTAGTTATCCCTGACAGTCGCACAATGCGGCTGACATAGCTCACGACAGGAGATTCCAATGAGCACAAGCACGTTTTCCGGGCCAGTCGTATCGACTAACGGCTTCATCACTGATTCTGGATCGATTGTATCGGTCACTGACGCTACCGTCACATTGACCCGCGCTGCGCATTCTGGGCGCACTGTTATCCTTGATCGCGCTGCCGGTATCGCTGTCACTCTTCCGGCCGCCACCGGCTCGGGCAACACCTACAAGCTGTTCGTTGCAACCACGATCACGTCCAACTCGACTACGATCAAGGTTGTCGGCGATGACACGATGGCTGGAGCTGCGATCGTCGCGAACGACACTGACAATTCGGCATCGATCTTCGAGACCGCAGCTGACTCCGACACCATCACGTTCAACGGCAGCACCACCGGTGGCATCAAGGGTGCGACCGTTGAGCTGCAGGACGTCGCCGCAGACCTCTGGTCCGTTCGCGTTGTCGGCGCTGCCACAGGCACCGAGGCCACACCTTTCTCCGCGACGGTGAGCTAAGATGGGTAAGTTGAACAGTAAGGTTCAAGCGGGGTCGGCTAAAAAGCCGACCCCTAAAAAAGCAACCAAGAAGAAGGATGACAGCTAATGGCTACGCCATCTTATCGGACGGCAGACGCTACGGTGTCTGCCTATGACGCGTCATCGGTTACACCAGCTGACGACGGGGCACTTCGACCAACGCGGGCGCTGTACATTGGTACAGCTGGTGACATGAAGGTGGATATGGCCCTCGGGTCCACGGTCACTTTCGTTGGCCTTGTTGGTGGTACGATTCTTCCGATCCAAGTTACCCGCGTCTATTCCACCGATACCACGGCGAGCGACATCGTCGCTCTGTACTAAGGGTGTAATATGCAAATTGGCCTCAACTTGTCCCTTCCGGGTATCCGAGCTTTGGACCCGGCCGTTTCTGTCCGCGCGTTGTTTATCAACGACGAACCCGGCGTCTGGTTCGAGGCCAACGACGCGACAACCCTATTCACCGATGTTGCGGGTACTACACCAGTAACCACTCCCGGTGATGCTGTTGCGTTGCAGTTGGATAAGTCTCAGGGGCTTACCTTGGGGCCGGAGTTGGTGACGAATGGTGACTTTGCGACTGCAAGCGATTGGATGTTAGACAGTGGGTTTTCTATTGGCAGCGGGGTGCTTTCATATGACGGCAGTGACGCAGGTATAAATGGAAGGGCATCTCAGGTCATTACAACTGTTGTTGGTGAGCAATATGTCGTGCAGCTTGATTGCAACTCCATTGCCGGAGGCTCATTTAACATCAGAGTAGACTCTGGTGCCACAACACAATCCACTTATACAACCACGGGAAATAAATCCCTTACTTTCACGGCTGGTAGCGCAAGCACAACTGTCCGCATCCAACAAAACACGAACAGCAATGCTATTGAGTGGGACAACATATCCGTCCGTGAACTCCCCGGCAACCACCGCACCCAAGCCACCACAGCCGCGCGGCCACTCTATGCGCTGCACCCGGTGGGCGGTGTGAGGAATCTGTTGGAATATACTGAGGAGTTCGACAATGCGGTTTGGCAGAAATCAAACGCTGGCGTTGGCTCCGTCCCTGTTGTCACTCCAAATGCCGGAACAGCGCCGAACGGAACAGAAACAGCAGATAGACTTCAGCTTGACCTTAACGGTGGTGCCTCTACTTCTGATGCTTGTTATCTTCAGCAACAGTTTGCTGGGGCCATTGGGGAAGATTTTACAGTAAAAATTTGGGCAAAAAGTTTTGACGGTGGGACTTATGATGTTCTTATAAACATTAGCGGCGTTTCTATTGCTGTTGCGACTGTAACTTCTGAATGGCAACTTATCGAAACATCTTGGCTTTCCACCGTATCCAATCCATCTCTTAGGTTTGGATTGCGGGGCGCAAGGGGGACTTCCGATACAGCCGATCTCCTAATCTGGGGCGCCCAAGCCGAAGAAGGCTCCACAGCCACCAACTACCAGCGCGTAGGCTCTTTCCTAGACGTATCCGAAGAAGGCAAAGCCCGCCGTGGCCGCATTTGGTATAACGGCACATCGCACTTTATGCAGACCCCAACAATCACGCCGGGAACGGATAAGGTGCAGGTCTTTGCGGGGGTGCGGAAGCTGAGTGATGTGACGCTTGGAACTGTTGTGGAGTTATCTGACAGTATAGCCACAAATAACGGCTCTTTTGTTCTTTTTGTGCCGGGCGTGGCATCCGATAAAGTTAGATTTAACTCAAAAGGTACTATCGCTGTGGCAGCAGACGCAAGCCTGAGCGGCTCGGGGGAGCAATCGGCTATTGTTGCTGCTTTGTCCGATATATCAGCACCGTCTAATGTGGCGCGAGCAAACGCTGTTGCTGGTACAATTAGCACAGCAGACCAAGGCACAGGCAGCTACCTAGCCTACCCGCTTTATTTCGGCGCTCGTGGTGGCGCAGCCCTGTTCTTCAACGGCTACGAGGACACCAGCATTGTTCGCTTTGGGCCTAACCTTGACGAAACCACAATCAGCAAAGTCGAAAGCTACGTGGCGAGTAAAACACCAGCCTCCGAGTTGCTTATACCAGCAGGGCCGGAGTTGGTCACTAATGGGACGTTTGATACGGACAGCGATTGGACATTGAGTGGTCCAGCATCAATTTCATCAGGTCTTTTGTCTTTTGATGGGGTGGATGCTACATTTACAAGCGCAACGCAGAGTTTGACTGCACTTACCGCTGGTGAAAACTACCAACTCAGCTTTACTATCAAAAATTATGTTTCGGGCGGCTTAGACGTTGATTGGTCCGGTGCTGGGGCAAATGTTATATTTAACAACCAACAAGGAAACGGAGATTATTCCGCTGTGTTTTTGGCTTTGGGTGGTGAGACATCATTGAGGCTATCAAGAGACTTTGGTGCTGGTATTCCGGTTTTTGACATAGACAACATCTCCGTCCGCCAATTCATCCCTAAATAAGAGGCCAACGCTATGATGCTCACAATAATCGTACCAGAAGCCCACATGACAGCGGCCAACCACTTGGGCATGTGCAAGGGCTACAGTGAGGCGGACGGGCTATCCTATCGTGGGGCCAACTGGACGGACGCACAGGGCAATCTTTACAGCACCACCAGCCTTATGAGCCACCAGTTTGCAGCGGACCCTATGACGCCTTGTGAGCGGCCTGAGTGGGCCACTGAGGAGGTTGTTGATCTAGCCCAAGCCACGGCAGCGCAGGGCATGATCCAGGTTTACACGCCGTCCGATCCTGACAGCGTAAATCCAACGCTGGGGCCGGACACAATCATCGTCGTTCGCGGGCCTTTGCCACTGGATGCACTCGCGATGATGGGGATCAGCGCGGTGGAAGGCGAGGGGCCATGACCTGCATCGGCTCATTTCTGCTGGCCGCTTGGATCAACGGCGTGGCGCTGAAATGGGCCAACTATCCGCTTCTGGGGTATTACACGGACGGGCGCGACAGGGTGGCAACCGCGCAAGCCGGCTACATCTGCTATGGGGGCGAGG